GCCAATACTCATCTGTTGAATCCCAAGTGGTTGCTACTTGATCCCATGTTAAATTTCTGCCACCTGTGTCAGGTCTAGGATTACGTATCGCAGGGTTATCCCGAACATCAGGAATGTGATTTTGCGGGTGATTTTTCAAATCAAAGTTACCCTCAAAATCTTCTGGACAAACAATAAGTCCATAACTATTTTCTTGCATAATTCTGTGAGGATATACAAACCCACAGATGTCGCACATAGCTAGTGCGTTTTTATTACTTGCCATTACTTTTATTCCAAAGATCAAACAAGGTCTTTACTTTTTCTTTTATAATTTCTATATCACCGTGCATTTTAGCTAGTATAATAATTAAAGTAATTATTCCTAAAAATACAGGCCATGCTTGTATTATATGTTCCATAATTAAACATAACCAAGTTTGGGTCGAACAAACATACTAGATCGTTCGCGGTCCTCTCGCATAGCTCTAGCTAATGTTTCTTCATAATTAACCTTTAACATATTAATACGTTCAGAAGGAACTAAAGGTCGCTTCATGGACATATAGTAAGATAGCCCTGCTGTTAGGCAAGGAAAAAATCTTTTAGGTAAATCAGCGTTTTGCTCTGCTGACTTATTAACATCTTGCAGTTCGCTAATTGTTTCTATTTTAAGAATGTCTGTAGAATTATCTGGAATAGGCCAAAGAGATAATGTAGGATTATCACGACCTCTACGAATAGAATACTGTGATGGTCGGCCTGTCTGTGTTTTATTGGGTATTAGTAAATACTCTTCAGGAGAAACACGCTGTAACTGTAAGTCTGTGCTGTCTCTATTTAACACTACTTCAAGAGCATCAATAGTTGTAGAAGAAAGATCATAAGCAGTAGTGGAAGCCGTTACAGTTAAAGAAGATACACCAGTACTCCATAATAGTATACCACGGTTTTGCCAATCCTTCAACATAATATTTATAGAACGACGCGCAGATGCTGGCTCGTGACCGAGAGTATCTTCACCCCCAATCATTTCCATTGCTTCCTGAATAACCTCGTCAATGTCAAGATTAAAATTATATGTACCCGATACAGCCATTATGTTTTCCTATATCTTTTAACCTTACGCGCAATTCGCTTCGGTTGTTTTGAGTATTGCTTCCCCGCAGCAGTCGATTTTCTCTTTGCTTTCGTGGTCGCAGCATATTCTTTTGACGACAGGGCTTTGATTGCTTTTTCTGGAAGGTATCTTTCTCCCGTCTTCTTGCTTGGTTTCCCTGATTTCGTGCGCCATTTTTGCTTACTCCACTTTGAAAGTTTATTGCTTTTTTTCTTTTTACCTTTGTAACTACCACCAGAATCTTTATAGTATTTAACAGCAAGCTGCATAGCTCTAGCAGAGTGTTTACCACCCATCTTGGCTTTAGCCCTAGCCTTTGCTCTAGCCCACTTAGCAGGGTCACGCTTGGTAGCTGTACCGCCTTTACGTTTTACTGCCATCAGTAACTCTAAACTTTATGTACTTTTTGAACTTCAAAGCTTGCTTTTTTGGAAGCACCCTTATGAGGAGCGTATCCACCACGAGGATTTTTCATAAGCTTAAAACCTTTACCAGACTTCATCCAGTGAAAACCTTTAGGAGCATCTACTGCCTTTTTCATATCAACCTCTTTTCTTTATACCACGAACATACTTCTGAGACTTAGGTGGTCTTTTTTTAGAACCGCTAGGACCAGCCCAAAAAACTTTATTAGCCCAAAAAGCTGCACTTGTTTTTCCCTTGGCAATGTTCTTACCATGTCTAGCCTTAAAAGACTTACGTGCTTCGGGAGAATAATTATGTCCCATTTTCTGATCGCCAAAACGAATAATTTTAATACGACCTTTATCACGCACAGCAACCACAGCTTTTTTAGTAGGATGTTGCGGTGTGCGCTTTGGTTTATTTAAGCCACTTAACTTATAGCGTTTCAGTTTATTTTTTTCTGAATCAGTTAAAGACATTATTTTTTCCTACAATAAGTGTTCTTATATTTTTCTAGCAAATAATTACAAAGTGCTAACCAGTACTCGTCCCAATTTTTATAGTTAGTTTTTACTGGACGTTTTATATCCCAGTTTATTTCTACTTCGTAAGAAACATTATCCACCTTTAAGTTCTGCACGATGTCCTCTTAAAGCTGCACGTTTACGACCTTTAGTTTTTTTAACTTTTAATCTTCCACCTTTTTTCATCATAACCCCTGGAAGCTTGGTATAAGAAGCAGCCATGTTGTAAGGATTGCCTGTTGTTTTTTTAGGCGACGTTCTTACTTTACCACCTAAAGGACTTTTTGTACCTAAATCTGCTAACGATGTTTTTAACTTACTTGTAGTTGGTTTTTCATATTGTAAAGGATCATCAGCTTTTTCTAATGCTCGTCTTAACTCTGCCATTCTAGGACTGCTTGTTTCAGTTAGTCCTGACATCCGTAACTTTCTTAATTCAGTAATAAGTTTTTTTCTATCGATAGCCATTATATTTAACCTTTACGAACAGCGCCATAACCACGAAGAGCCTTACCTACTCCAACTGCTCTAGTTTTTTTCTTTTTCTTCTTTTTCTTTTTTACAGAACCACCAGCTTTACGAATTTCAAAACCACCCATTTTCATAATTTCAGATTCGGTCGGCGCAATTTCGTCAGTGTTTCGCATCATTCGTCCTGTTACATCTGCTCCTGAAGCATACTTTCCTGTTGATCTTACTACACCATTTTTATCAATGTATAACATTCCTGTTTCAATACCTCTTTTTAATGCTTCAGGAGAAATGTCAGTAGGAGGCAGTTCTTTAGAAAGAAGAAAAGTATTAACTCCACCTTCAACTTCTCTACCTTTTTCGACAAAAGGATTACCAGTAGTTGTAGTTGTTCGTCTAGCATCAGGAACTTTACGATTTTCTACCTTCATTTCTCTAGCTTGTGCAGCCATTAATCTTTTAAGTTCAGCTTTTTGCGCTCTAGTTAAAGGTGGAGCATCTGAACCACGAGGGGTATCGCTTGATTCCTTTTTAGGAATAGATGGCTTACCTGCTTCTTTCCATGCTTTAAGAGTTAGTCCATGATATTTTGCAGCGGCTTTATCCGCAGCAGAAGCTTTAGGACGACCTCTTCGACTTTTACCTACAAAACGACTTCCTTTAGGAGGCTCAATACCTCCACCACCAGTTACATTAGGATCACCTATAACAGTACCTTTAGGACGCGGAGGTCTTTTAGGAAGTTTAGCCATACCTACTCTCCAGCTTTTTCCGTATAAACAACTTGTTCATCTACAGAATAATCAACTGTAACGTCCTGTGGCGGACCTTTAACATCTGGACCCTTACGTGCTGCACCATAACCCTGACCAGTAGGCTTACCATTAATTGCATCAAGGTCAGGAGGATACTTCAACAGAGTATGCGGTCCTCTTAGATAATTATTTCTCATGCTTTTCTCCTTCTTCCTTTTGCAGCCATTGCAGCAAATTTTTTAGCACCGTACTTTTTTCTTCCAATGTATGCTGCTAAAGCTTTAGGGTTCTTAGCCCCACGTTTTTTTAATTTAGAAACTGTTTGTTTAAATCGTTTACCAGAACCAAGCGGCGGTTTCTTTTTCTTTTTCTTTCGACCATCTTTAGTAACTTGCTGTCTAATACTAGAACGACTTGTAGCCATCAGTCATAACATGAAGATACAAGATCATCACCATCTTTAGAAGCTTTTACAACGCCACCATTTTTCATATAAACCATGCCGCCTTTTTTATACTTCATTACTTTACCGCCACCCATTTTTTTAACAGGCACCATTGGCGCACCTGATCCGCGAGTAGCACCTGTTTCAGGATTAGTAGAATCAGTAACAGGCGGTTTAGGCTTTGGCTTTGCATTTTTAGTATCTTTAGTATCGCTTACCTTACCACCGTCTTTAGCATATCCCATATTATTCCGTACTTTTGTAGGAAGTTTAGTAAGACCTTTGTTATCAGCAGAAACAGTTTTAAGACGGCCACCTGCCTTACGATTCATTACCTTACCACCGCGTTTCTGATGACGCAAAACACCTTCTTTGTCGTATGTCGGCGCACCAATAATCTGTCTAAATTCTTTTTCGCTTATATCTTTTGCCCAAATAGGACGACTTTCATAATTATCTGCATTTTTAAGTTGTTCTAATTTTTTATCTGTCATTCTTCCTGTAAGTGGTTTACCTCCACCACCAGCTACAGCGGCACTTCCTTTGGAACCACCCATTCTAGATACTTTTTTTCCTACTGATTTAACCATTAACTTGCTCCTTGTATAATTGGATTAGGCCCACCAGCAGGACTGCCAGCAACTTCCATATCATCTTGACGAGTTCTACGAGCCTGATTTCTAAGTGTTGTGATTGCGCTTTCATACTGCTGTTGCCAAACTGGAAGTGTATTCCAATCTTTCATATACATAGTTGCCTCTAAAAGACAACCATAAAATAAAGCATCGTAGCAATATTCACTATAATAATTTGAAGTTGTCACACTTGTACCTGTTGCAGAAGCAAGAGCTAGTGGTCGTGACGCTGTTTGTACTATACCTGACAAAGTAGATGTAGGTGTAGGTACTACAAAAATAGAACCATTTGTTTTACGTGAATAGTATCGGGGAGTTCCCGTAGATGTAGCAACAGGCCAATAGTCTGTAGCGTATTCATAAGTTCTTTGAAGTAGATTTACTTTTGAAGCGGCTGCTACACCAGTTACACTGACACTTGTTGTATAGTTTACATTACGAACAATACGAACCCTGTCATTAAGTGCAACACTAGCATTAGCTGCTGTAAATGTAATAGCACTATACTCATCTAAACCAACATCGTCTAAGTCTTTAGTAAGACGTAGCTCTGTTTTTTCAATCAACTTAGGAATCTGATCCTCAAACTCTGTCGAATCATTTTCAGTTGTATTAATAATGTCAGTTTTTAAATAAGCGTAAGAAGGCATGTTAGCCTACATATAGAGTAATCGTAGGAGTCATGGTGCCAGTGCCTGAGTTGGCAACACTAAGTACGCCAAAAACACCTACACCCATATCTCCAATGTACTGGTCATTTGAATCCGTTGCACCCACTCTGTAGCGGATGGCTGTACCCTTTGCAGTCTTGTTAGTAATTTGATTAGAACCAGTAATAACAATTTCACCAGCAAGAGTAGCATATGTATGGATAGCCATAATACGGGTTGTCTGAGGAATAGGACCACCACCGTTTGCTCCAACAGTAAGGTTGCTGTCTACGTACCTAAACCCTGTAATAATGGCACCATCACTGCTTACGTTCTGGGCAACTTTAATATTTGTAGCCATATTTATTTCCTTTATTAGAAAAAAGTAGAAAGAGAGAGCAGCATTAAGCTACTCTCCCCTTCTAGCTTAATTAACCAGCACTACCGAACCAGCCACGCCAATCCGAAACACCGAAGCTATAACGCTCACGGGCTTTGAATCGAATGTTGCCAGTGTCGAAGTCAGGTTCCATCTTCGTCTGAAGCGGAGAACGAACAAACATCTTCGTGCCGTTCGGTGCATCCGTCTTGACAAACCACGCATCAGTGTCGGTAAACCGACGATTGATGTAGTA